TTTTGTATATTTAACAGATAACCCTTTTGGGTATTTTTCTTTAAATATCTTGTTTATTATTTCTTCCATTTTTATAAATTTAAGTTTATAATTCACGCAACTATCCATACACACATACGTTGTAAAACATTTTAAATATCTCTTATACTCTTACAATAATCACACTCAATAGCACATTGTTTTAGTAAGTTCGCTTGTCTCTCACAGTAAAACGATTTGCTAACAACAGGCATAGTTAATACGTTTTCGTAATTATCTTCATTAAGTCTTGTTTTAGATAATAATCCGTGAGTAAGTCCTGCCTTAAAAATATCTTCTTTATCTGTTAAGTATTGTAAATCCTCTTTGTTTTCTTTATATATTTTTTGAACTAAAACATCAGCAGCTTCATCATCTATACATAAACTACTACCAACATCGGCTAAAGTTAGTTTTTTAACTAAACTTTCTGCATCCTTTAGAAGTTCGTGCTGCTCTATTGGTGCAAGTAACACAAATCCATCTTCTCTTTTAAATCTTTTGCTTGCAAATATTTTACTCCATTTGTAATTAAAATCGTTTTTCATTTTTCTATTTATTTATTCGTTAAAAACCTAACCTTAACCATATACGTTTTAAAACAATAAATATAGAGAATAGCACAGACTGTCCGTTTATTTAGTATAACCAAACTCAGATTGGCACACCTGTCTGCAAAACTAAAAAACCCTAATGGGGCTACTCTCCATATTCTTGTCATTTAACTTAAACAAAGTTAGTAAATAAAAACCAAAGCAACTGTTAATTAAATGTTAAAAGAATTTTAACTCTGGCTTTTTAATATAGTTATCTGTATCAAAGTAGATGCTTTCTTCAAATAAATGTATTCTTTCTATTCTATGAAGAATAAGTTGCTTTACAAGTCTAAACCTTTGGTTAGCATTTATACATCTAAACTTAACAGCCTTACCTAACCTATGTGCATTATCAGTATTTAACTTCAATCTATCTGCATAAACCTTAGAAGTATAACCTAATTCTATAAATGCCTGTAACCTTTCTTTTCTTAAAGCCTCATCTAATATAAATACAGGTTCACTTTCCATAAACATCTTACCACTACCTAACTTATCTGGACTATCGAACATAGACCATTTAAGCACTTTTAAGCCTTCTGTATCCATTTCTTTTGTATAAGCATCTGTATAGTCTACTTCTTGCTGATACTTTATTAAATCCTTTCTTTTTTGGTAGTATTTACTCATAAGTGTTATCTATCTACTTCTCTAATATACTCTTTCTGCTTACTCTCTAAATAATCTATCTCTCTTTGTAAGTAATCTAATGCTTTGCGTAAGTCCTGCAATTCATCTTGCTTTTTACCTGCTCTTGCTACGTATTTCATCACGTTACCTCTGTTAAAGTTAAGAGCGTAATCTTTACATACATCTATAATATCATAGCCTTTTCCGTTCTCGTAATGCAACTGTGTACTTCTCATATCATAATCTTCTTTTGTTTCTGGTATGTAGTGTATATAATTATTTTTTACTATTTCAACAAACGTTTTTAGTTGTTCGAAGTCCTTTAATTGTAAACCCACATCTGCTGTTCCTACAAATACTGACCATTCGTTATCGTCTTTATTACGGCTATCACTACTGGTAAGTACCATATACCTAATAGTTTCATCTTCATTATATAAATTTGCTTTGTAATAATAATAATCTTCAAATACTAATGCACTTGTTTCTTTATATTGCTTAAATCCTAATTCTAATAATTGTTTTGTTGTTATCATAATTCTCTTAAATATTCTCTTATTCTTGACTGGCTTAAATTAAGTATATAAGCAATATCTTTAACAGATGCGTTATACTTTAACCTTAATAAATTAGCTTTGTTAGCTTTCTCCTGTGTTTCTGCGTTTACAATTCTTGTGTATTCTCCTGTTGCAGAGTTCCAATTTGTTCCTTTCATTTTAGTTATATATTAATGTTATTGTTTTACCCTACAAATCTACAAATTATTTCATTAATAAGTGTTAAGAAAATGTTAAAATGTGTTTTTTACTGAAGCAAGACTTTCTTTTAACACATAACTATACTTTGTTATCTTACTGTTTTTATTGAAGTCTGTTGTTTTAGGGCATTTAAAAGGTATTGGATTACTATTTAAAATAATTCCTATATTTTTAGTTATATTAAATATGTATAACCCTTTTTCATCTGTAACAACATAGATGAATATTTTGTCTTTTAATTGAGATGACTGGTAGTTCTTAAACAATTTAAGGCATTCTATTAGTTTATCACTATAATACTTTCTTCTGTTTTTTATCTCAACAATATAATTATTATCTTCAGCATCATAGGAACTAAAATTATCCTTACACAGAATAAGATTAGTTCCATAGTTACTGTTTATGAAATCTATAGTTGACTTCTCATTCACTATAATTCCATTTTAACATTAAAAGCTGTATCTCCACCAATAACAATACCTACACCTATAGCTTCTTTCTTTCCACCTTGCATATAACCCATAGCATAAGAAGAACTATCTATACCACAACCTACAGCCATACCAAATATTGCTCTTGTTTTACCGAACATCCATTCTACATACATATCGGTATGGTAATGTCCAGAAACAGTTGAAACCATATCTCTCTTAGTTGCCATTTTTGGTTTACCACTCTTATCTCCGTGAACATACCTAACTCCGTCAATATAAACATCTGTAACAAATCTCCAATTAGGTGTTTCTAATACCTCTCCAAACTCCTTAATCCATTTGCTTGGAATATTTGAAGTTTGTGCTTTACGTATGATTATTCTGTCGTGATTACCGAGCGTTACATCTGCATCTGGAAATGCTTCATACCATTTAGCTAATTTACCAACTGCTTGTTCTAATTCATACTTACCACCCAAACCATCTGCTGATGATTCGTGGTATGAAGAATAATGATTGTCTATTATATCTCCAATAAAAACAACTTTATTGCAACTGTATTTTGCATAAGTTTCTTTACAGAAATCTAAATAACCATCTAAACAGAATGGTTCGTGTAAATCACCTATGATTAGTACTCTTGATTCTTGATTGTTCTGCCTGTAATTCATAAGCATTTGTTCTTCGTCTTTAGATAGACGATATCTGTTTGATTTGTTTAACATCTGTTACTAATTTTAACATTTTTTTACATTCATTAAATTTATCTTTAGCCTCATCTTTATAGAACTCTAAAAATAAACTATAAACTCTTCTAAGTAAAGAAAACTCTGTCTTAGCACCTTTAAGTATCTTATGTGCTTTAGCTTTACCATAACCTTTAAAGTATTTTACATTATCAGCAGTATCTCCCATTATCATTTGATGATAAAAGTTATACTTAGCCTCAAAATCTTCTATCTTAACTAACTCTCTTCTGGAGTAGTAAGTGTCAAAAAACCAACAAGGAAATTGCTTGTAGTCTTTATCATTAGCAGCGATAATTACATTATTCTCACCTAATTCATCGCAAGATTGTTTCCATAACGTAGCAACAACATCATCTGTTTCATAACCATCAACCCAATAAGAATTAAACTCATTTTTTACGTGATTGTGTAACTCTGATAAAAATGCAGGTCTTTCTTGTGTTCTATTAGCCTTGTATTGCTTATTTAAAGCCACTCTAAAGTTATTTATAGAGCCATTGCATATCCAAATATCATCGAACTCACAAATGTCGCTTAAATCCTTTAAAACATAGCCTAAATAGTTATCAAACTTATTCTTAGCTTCATCTAATGTTTCTACATTAAAACAAGCTGAATAAATTAAACTATCTGCATCTAATATTAATCGCATTATAAATTATTAAAGTTAATTCTATTAGCTGCTTCTTTCTCTTCTGGTGAAAGGTTACCTCCTACTCCTTGATTTTTATCTTTATCTATTGTTTTTATAGACCTTATTGCTAACCATTCACTAACTTGAAATTCAACTGTATAATTATTAAAAAAGTTAAGTGCTATCGTTTCTCCTTCTAACTGAATAACGTTTTTCTTGTTTTGATTAGATATTCTTGAAAATATATCGCAATTCCTTTCAACAGCGTGAATAAGTTCTTCTCTATCTTCTATATCAGAAACGTCTATTAATTTAATGTACGCTTGTTTAACACAACCACCAAAAATATCATTAGCTTTTCTTGTAAGCTCTTTACTATAAGAGTAAATCATAATTTTTATTTTTATTAACTATTGTAAATTTCTATGTACTTATTCAAATTCTCTTGATAACTTCTAACACAAGAAGAACAACTACTTGGTTTTACCTTAGTGTTAAATATGCTATTGTAAACAGAAACTAATTTTTGTATCTCATCAAACTTCCATTTAGACTTTTTCTTGATATNGTTATNTACATACCAATTATAATCTTCTTCTGAAATGCAGTTTAACCTTTTTCTNCCCCAAATATTNTACTTATTGAACTTTTCCTTACGNTCTTCGCAACCACAATCATCTGTAATAGCCTCTACAACNTTCTTNATACCAGTAGCTTTAGTAATNTTCTCTACTACATCACCTAAACCTACCTCTTNTTTNTCTTGGAATTTAGCTTTCCATTCCTTATACTCTCTGTAGTCTTTAGAGCGTTTATCTATGTTNTCATAGTAACCTTTNTCTTCTAAATCCTTATAATACTTGTCTTTTTTCATAATTTGTTATAATAATATTTATATGCTTCTAATATTGTTTCGTAAATCTTTTCTTTCTCTTTCTTAGTCTTTTGCTTGAAGATTGTAGTACCTTTTCTTCTTGTTATCAACTTTCCATTCTCTATGTTATAGACATCTATTCTTACATCTTGCATAGTATTAATTGCTGTTGGTGATATAAATATACCATTAATCCAACAATCTCTAACTTCTTTACAATTTATCATAATCGCCATTGAAAAAGTCTTCTATATCTTCTCTATACTTGCCTCTTAATTCTTCTTTTAATCTCTTTAACTTCTTAGTTACAGAATACTTTGTAACATTAGCGTCATCAACTATCTTTTGTTGAGATAACTTCTCTCTNGAGAAATAAGACACATTACTNTTGATAGGAACTCTATAATACAATTCAAATAACTTTTGTACAAATTGGTCTTTCTTAGATAAATCTTCTCTTATATTGTCTATAATATCTTCTAAAGCTGTATCTCTTGCATAGTCATAATTGTCATCTTCTGGCAACTCTAACTCATCATTAAGCAATAAAGAATCAGTCAATAACTTCTTTCTCTTAATGTCTATAAACAAGTTTTTTAAGGTCATATAAATATAGTATTTATTTATACCATCTTCACCATATTTAAACTTATCCTTATTCTCTATTTTAGAAATCTTTAAGTACATCTCTTGTACTATATCTTGTGCGTCTTGATAATTGCAACCAAAGTTAATGCAACATTTAATCCAAAGACTGTGTAATTTAGCTACCTTATCTAACATTTACTATATCTGTATTAATTAACATTTGTAATATATCGTAAAAATCTTCCTTTGTCATAACAACTACTTCACCTAATCTATTTCTTTTATGAAATATAACGTTGTAGTTATTGTCTTTAGGCATTGAATCTAATATCTTATGGTAAGCACCTAACCTTTCTACTGCTTTTGCTTGAACGTTAAATATACCTGTGTTAGTTAAATCAACACCAGCATCATCTAACATCTTTGATTCAAAACGAGAAGTCTTACAATCTTCAAAGCCAAAATCTCTAAATTCTTTTGCTAACTTACGTTCATAAGCTGAACCCTTTGTCTTACTATTTATTGGCATAGTTTATTATTTTTCTACAATATACGAATTAAATTGATTATTAAGTTAAAAAGTTATTAACAATTAATCATATCCTATAATGTTTGTTTTTGCTAACTTTATTATATGTTTTTGCTCTTAATGTTGGCTATTACCATCATTTTATATCTTTTTGAGTATAATAAGAAATAACAAATTATAATGTTTTATCTGTTTAATCCTCTATTTTGTCTTACTAACTCTTCTTTAGATATGCGATTGCTTTTTATTAGTTTATCAGAACCACCAGTAGATTCATTTCTGTTATGGTAATAATAACTATTTTCATTGAATTTATTATACATATTCCAATTAATAGACGGTTTGTCTATACGATATTCTTTAGTTACTTTTAACTCATCTAAAATATCATCTGTAAAGTTAATAGGTGATTTAGTAAAGTAATATTTAATAAGTTCTTTGTGTCTATGCAACTCTAACATCCTCTGTACTGTTAATTCAGAGTGCTTACCAAAATTTAATTTTGATTTCCTTGTTAATATTCTAAGTCTTGCTATCATAATAATAATTTTAAACAAAGATAATAAAAAGAATGATACAATATGTTAAGAATATGTTAAAATATAATTTGTTAGCAACTTCTTAATAACTTTATTTAATAGCTACTTGAGATTCAATTTTTTTTTGGGATATTTGTATTGTGTTTACGTGGTTGTCTTTAGTGATTTAGCTAAGCCACCCTCCCCAAAGAGGGGTGGCGTTTAAACATCATAAAAATGTAAACAGGAAAAGTCCATTCTGTAATTAGAATCAATAATTCTTTTTTTTAGTATTTTAAGGTTTAGTTGTTTAATAGCTAATTAAGTCGTTCAACCCTTTTTGTGAGGGTTTCACTTAACTACCTAATATGATATACTCCAGAACTTTTACCTTGAACAAGAAACATCATAGCATACCTAATAGCATCAATATAGTGATTAAACTTATCTATTGGTACAGTTCCTTTATCTTTCCAAGCGTAATTATTTACTTCTTTAATAATATCAACACTATCTTTATCTATAATCCATTCATAGTCTTGTATTAAAGCTATACCACTTAATATACTACCAGTCTTTTTTATAGTAGGCTTCATATTTAAACCACTATTCTTTAGTTCTCTTATTAGTCTTGGTTCAGAGTTATCACAAATAATTAAATCAGATTTAGCATAAGCCTTGTTTAGTCTTATAATTTCACTTGTAGATAAGTTAGGTTTATTATAACATTGCTTTACCCATAGCTGTCTATTAGCTACATCTACAGAAACTTTAACTAAGGTTGTATCATCTAAACTAAACCCAAAATCTTGACCATAACACATTAACTCTCTATCCATAAAGACACCTGTTCTCCAGTTCTTTATAATAACTCCTTCTGCACGTTCTTTCCAACCACCTAATATTTGGTGTAAGTATTTACTTGGATTATTTCTTTTAGTCTTATAAATAGTCTGTAAGAAAGATTCTGGTAAGTTAGCCTTATTATCTTTATAAGTAGTGTGTATGTAAGTAACACCTTTCTTTGTTAAGTTACTACCATCTTGTACTAAAGCATCTCTAAAGAACCTTTTGTATATCCAATGCTCTTTAGTTGCAGGGTTTAATATCAAGATAACCCTATTCTGTTTAGTTATTGCTCTAACAGATAAATCTATCTTATCAAAAGTTTCTTCATCATCTAACTCTTCTGCCTCATCTACTACAAAGGTAGTAATACCATTAAGTGATTTAAGACTTGCTGACTGATTTCCTGAAGACGTTCTTATTCCTTTAAATAAAATACTACTACCTGTTTTTAGATTGTATATTTCATCCTTAGTAATTCTAAAATCTTGATTCCTGCCAAGCAAATCAATTTTCTCTATAAATTCAGGTATAATAGATGAGTGAGCAGATGTCATTGTATATCGTGTAAACAATACCTTATGACCTTCTTCGTATGTTAGTGTTAATAGAAACAAGGATACACCAAAAGACTTTCCACTTCCTCTACCTCCAGAAACTACATAATACCTACTATCACTATTAAATAAAGGTTGGTACTTTTCGTGTATTTTTAGCTCTTTCATTTACTTATAACTTTTACAAGTTCCTTTAATTTGTTTTCGTATGCTAAATGAGCATCATATTCAGAATTAAACCTACCTAAGTTTTTTTGCTTTCCATTTATTTTTATAGATGCAAACCATTTGTTTCTTGATTTATCCCAACAAACACCTGTGTATTTAGAACTGTATTTATTGTCTTTAGTGAAATTGACTCTATTTCCTCTTGGAGAAACTTCTCTTAAGTTAGATACTTTATTGTTTGTTTTATCTCCATCTATATGGTCTATTACAAAACCTCTATTCTGTCCTGATGATTTATGATTTAAAAACTCTATAGCCACTAATTTATGTATCTTATAGCTTTTACCATCTAACCTTAAACTATAATAACCATCTGAGTTTTTACTCTTACTTAATAATCTATTTGTTTTTAGACTATACACATTGCCTAAATTACTAACCTTGTAATTAGGATGTTTACTTATTGTTTTCCAAATTTCTTTCATAAAGCAAATATACGAAAAATATATTAATCATCAATATCTTTATGTTCTACATCAATCGTCTTTTCCTCTAATGGCTTTGTATCACTTGTAAAGAAGTTTATTACAGGTGCATTATTT